CAAGCAATCCTTGACCGTTCCTGCATTTCTGCGACCAACTGTCACAAAATGACAGGATCAGTCCAGCAGGCACTCCCTGCTGTCTCTGATCATGTCGCGTATCCGCTCGGCCAGCGCCGCCTCTGATTCGCTCGGTTCGCCGTGCTTGAGGAGCGACCGGCAGTGCTGGTCGATCTCCCAGAGGATGCGGCGGGCCTCGCTGCCAGTGCGGGCGGCATCGAACTCGGCCTGCTCATCTGGGAGCGCGTAACGGATCGTAACGGTCGGCATATGAGTCGTTACGCAGTTTACGGGGCAGTTCCGTCCACGCTACGCACTTCCTGCCTACTACACCCGTCAGGTGTAGTGAGCCACTGCCCCGCTCCCATCGTCGCCAAGCCGTTGTCGGGCTGCGTTACGCGTCGGGGCTGCCTCGCCTGACCACATCTAGCGCAGCCGTAGGGCGCGGCTGCGTGGCGCGGGCGAGGCCGTGATCGGTAAGCAAAAGATGCCATCTTTTACAACTGATTGTATTGGAATTCGCCCGTTTTCTGTATCTTTTCTGATACGTTTCGGGTTTCGCGAAACGCGAAAGCCTTACCTAGTCGATGTGGTGCCATTGTACCGGCTTCGCCCACCGGCGCAACGCTCGCATGGCACTACATCAAACTTCGTCGCACTGTGGGTGTAGCGCCGTCAGGCGTATGAAGACGGAGGAAACCATCCGCCCGCCTGCATCTGCTCTTCGGTCAGCACATTCGCAGCCCAGGACGGCGGGATGAAGTCCGCGATCCGTACACGCTTCCCGGCGTTGGCCTGGACGGCTGCGGTGATGCCAGCGGCTTCCGCCTGCGAGAGTGCGCCGTCTGCGACGAAAACAGAGAACAATGCCGCCAGTTCAGCCCCATCTGCTTCGATGTGAATCGGCACCACTTCCTCGTCTGGCAACGCCAGCGCCGCCTGCCCATTCGTCGGATGCCGAAGAACAGAGCAATACAGGTCTGTCCAGTTCTCCTCGCGGAGGTGCGACGGACGCAGGAGCCTCATAATGCTGCGGCTCAGTTGTTCTGCGTGTTGGGGTGCTGCGAGAACGTATGGCATCAGTAGATTGCGTAGTACGAGTTCATGTTCTGCTCAATAAACACTCTCAGCGCCGGGCTGCTTGTGTCAAAGGCGACCACCTCTTGCATGCGGCCGTCATAGTTTTCACCGTTGCCATTAGGCTCAAGGCCGATGCCTATCCCTACCGGAGAAGCTGTCGATAAAACACCATTGCCGGTACTACCGGCAGCGGAATTGACGAATTGCTCCGCCCCTGCGCTGCCAAACTGCGACACAAGTAGCAGCCGGTTCGTAGGCGTAACGGTAGTGTTTAGATTTAAGCCGGGACTGCCCTGGGTAAGGCTGTTAAACAATGTCCCGTTGAATCTGTGAATCGAAATGACAAATCCGCCGTTGAGCCGCCAAATTGTTCTGGCGCCGGAGCTAGTGTCGGCTTGCGTCACCGACGCGACAATGCCGTGAGAGTTCGTCAATCCGGTAGTAGCCTTTAGCCCGTCGTTGGTGCCGTCAAAGTCAATCGCCGTCAGCGTGCCGATGGTTCGTCTTGTGCCTGATATGACAACGCGAGGCTGCGCTGTGGCTGACGGCGCAGTGACGTGTCGGTTGTTACCACTCTGGTCGTACCATGTAACGACGTGGCCGTCGCCAGCGCCGACAAAACCAAGCATCGCCGAGCCGGAAACTTCGGCGGGATTGAAATCCTGCTCGGCCGAGTCGGACGACCGGCGAACGCGAATCACCGCTCCCGTATATGTCCTGCTTAACTGCCGCAGGCTGTAGGCATAGGCGGCACTGGCGATGTCTAGCAGAAACGGCTGCGCCGACGCTCGCGGCCTCAACAGACGGGGCGACATGGGCATAGTGCGCTACTCGCTGTGACTCTACAGTAGGGATGTAACGACCTAGCCCTTGGCCATCACGGTCATGGCGCAGGTGGTGCCGCCAACAACAATCGGGGCAACGTGATTGACCGCAAAGCAGGCGTCCGGAACGGCGATGATGCCCACCGTCACGGCTGACGTTACAGCCGAGCCATCGGCGTACACCTGCACCGGGGCAATCCTGGGATCGACCGTGCCATGCCAGCGGATCTGCGTGCAGCCGTTGGTGGCGCCGATCATCACGCACGCCCCGCCAAAGCGGCCAAAGGGGAACTGCCCGGAAGTGGTCGCCGCCGAGCTGTTGGCGGTGATGACCGTGCCGGGGCTAAAGTGACGCGCGATCTCGTTCATACGTTCCTTCCTTTGACGCGGTATGCGTGCTTCTCAATGATCTTTTCCCGCAGCTCCCCGGCCTTGGCGTTGGGGTTTCTGCGTTTCTCCTTGCGAATCTCGTCTTTAATGATGCTCTCGGACAGCACCTTGCGTTGCGGAGCCTCGGGGCCCGGGTCGTAGTTCACGCTCCCGGACACAGCCAGACGACGCTTGCGGGCGACTTTGAGGACGTCATCGTTGGATGACACCCACGCGGCCGGATCACGCCAGCCACGCTTGTCAGCCAGCCCGGCGCAGTACACCTTGCCGTTCGGGTTAATCCCAGCCTGCTTGGCTTCCTTCAGCACGTAGTTGGCCTGGAGCCTGGGCATGGAGTCGAACTGCTCCATGTTCTGCCGCCCCTCCAGGAATGCCCGTTCCGTTCCCTTTGTCCCTGGGGGCGTCTGCGTGGCGACCATAATGGCCCACCGCTCGCCGTAGGGCAGGGCCTTTTCGTACGTGTCCACGGCATCGCGGCCGAGGATGCGGACCTCATAGGGAATGTCCATACTGACTACTGTCCTTCGGGGGGAGCTTCAGGCTGCTGGCCGGGGGGAGGCCCCGGGGGAGGAGGAGGCGGCGGAGGCACCATGAACTCCGACACATCCATCTGCATCGCCTGCCCCCACTTGGTGAGCAGAGCGTTGAACAGCTGCGGCTGGCCGGCTTGCATCATGCCCTGCGCAACAGGCGCCAGGATCTGCATGGCCTGATTGATCTGCTCCACCCTGGTCGCGGCGTTGGGCTTGCGCACAGAGCCGGCTTCGACGCGGTAGGAGTACTCCCGAACAATGGAATCCGGGTCTTCGTTCTGAACGTGCAGCTGCCACGCCTGGGCGGCCATTGGCCCGAGGAGAGGTTCGACGTCTTGGGGGTAAATGAGCCACCGTGCCAGGAGGGCCTCCTTGCGTGCGACCTCCGACAGAGCGTCTTCCAAGATGTTGGCGTAGTCGTCGGGGCGCACCGAGATTTGCTCGGACTTCACGGTCGCCTCTGCAGCCGACCTGAAGGATGCCCTGGTCATGCCGTAAATCAGCTCGGTCAGACCAACCCGACGATCAAAGAGCGCGGTGACCTCCGAGATGATGTTGTACATGTCCTGGGTCACCCCAGGCATCTGGAAGACCGAGATCACATCGCTGACCGACCGGCCGACAGCTTCGGAGATTTCGACAATGTTGAAGCCGGTATCGGACCTCTCCAGGATCTTCGCCTTGAGGTCTGGGTCCGCAGCCTTCGATACGCCAATGAGCGTCTGGCTGGAGGTCGCAATGCGCGTGGCGAGGAAACTCATCGCCCAGTTGATAAATCGAAGCTCCCCGATTCCGGGACGAATGAGCGAGATGGGCCAGCTGTAGCCCGGCTTCCCATGCCACGCCAGGAGCGTGAACGGCCAACCGTTTGGTTCAGCCCAGAATGGGATCGGCCACTGGGCAGCCATGAACAGCGACTGCGGAATGCCAGTCTCGTCCACTTCCTCCTGCAGCATCTGCGGCGGGCAGTTCAGGGGGAAGTCAATTCCCTCGGCCACAACGATGTAGCAGTTCGGTCCCAGCGCATCGAAAACACCACTGAGATCCTTGTCGGCATCCTTCAGGCGATCACCGAACCCGGTCTTGGAGTAAATCTCCCAATAGCAGATCAGGTCGTTCGTCTTGCCGTTCTTCTTCTTGTACTCGTAGCCACGCTCGCCATCTTCCGCGCGGCTGGAGTAGCTCTCAATGTGGCCCTTCAGCTGCTCCCGGTCCAGGCCGAACTTCGCGGCCACTTCGTCAATCGGCTGCGTCCTGCGGCGCGCGGTCCAGCGGATGTCCTCAAACTCATCGGCGTCCGGATCCCAGACGATGTTCTGGATGGAGTCAAAGAATGACCCCGCCATCCGGATCTCGCTGCCTGGGGGCTGGTACAGCTCATGCCACCATACCCCTGCACCTGTGATGAACGCCTCTTCCACAACCTTGCGGGAGTGGCGCTTCAGGTCCAGCTCGTTGGGCGTGTAGTTCAGATAGTCCTCAAGCAGCTTGGCAATGACTTTGCGCCGCTCCTGGAGGAACTGCTGCTGCTCCACGCCCTGCTGGTACGCCATCATCCCGGGGTCAGGCATCATCACCGGCTGGCCATCAGGCCCCATGACGGGCTGGCCGTCCGGTCCCATTTGGGGAACAGGAGGCTGCGGCTGGATGCCCAGGAGCATCGGCCCGATGACCGGATAGTCCTTGGGCGTCACTGCCCGGTTGGGGTTCCGGTGATGAATGACCGAGCTAAAGAGACGGACGGCCTCCCAAACGCGGTTCACCATCATTCTGAACGGGGGAGGATTGAGCCCCTTGTTGTATCCACGCTCGCCCCGAGCCCGTGAATCCTTCCACATGGCGTCGGGGTCCGAGCAGTAGAACATCATCGCTTCGTCAGCGTCGTCCTGGAACGGCCGCTTGTGCGTCTGGGCCTGCTTGATGCACTCCAGCCAGCGCTTGGTAATCGGACGAAGCGGATTCTCGTCGGGCATCTAATGTCTCCTACTGACTAATGCCCGTTCAGCCCTTTTTGCGGCCGTCCAAGTCAGCGACCTTCTTCTCAAGAAGAGCCACTTTCTCGGCCAAAACAGCCACTTTCGGGTCACGCGGCTTGTGCTGCCACAGGCCGTACCGCTTCCAGTCCGGAAACTCATTCACGCCCGGATCGGTGGAGTGATGCACCGAGGGCTTCAACTGCCCGCCGTAGGCCCCGGAGACGGCCCAGAGCGTCAGCGTCCGCGAGGCGGCTTCGACAACTAGGGCAGGGGAGAGGGGCGCGTCGGCATGGGGCTGGTACAGAACCCAGTCGCCAACTTCGGCACTGGGCATGGAGAAATCGCTCATCGCTTCAGGCTTCCTATGGGGCCAAGGATCACGCAGGGGTCTTCGGACCTCCGCTCTCGTCGTCGCTTGTCGGCCAGATACTTCACCCACCACGGGTCTTGGCCGAGTTGTCTGGGAGGCTTGTGGTACTTCGGCTCGTAGGCACAGAGGTACTCAAGTGTCTGGCAGGCATGCACTTCACCGCGCGTCTGCGGCTCGTCGGTGACAAACACCTGCCCGTTCACGGTCGTTGTCTTCTTGCGATACCGCTTGATCTCACGGATGAGATTGGGACACGCGCCCTGGAGGATCTTCAGCTGCGTCGTCCCGTCGCCGCGGATGTGCAGCATCTTGCGGACGAGCGCGGTGCGGGCCGGGATGTCGTCGGAGCCAGGAATGAACTGGTGGCCGCCGATGAGGAATTTGATGTTCCGCTTCTTCAGCTCCTCGGAGTACAGCTCATGCGGCAGTCGTCCCGAGCCCAGGTCACGCAGGGTGCCGCCGTGCATGTCCATGATCGCGGATCGGATCAGCTGGTCATGGGCCTTCTCGGCAAACTGCTCGCCCCAGATCAGGGCGTTGCAGTTGCGGATGTACAGCTCGTCGTAGATCAGCAGGAACCGTTCATCGGGAGGCACGGCCCCGAAGAGCGTGGCCATCACGGCGTGGCCAGGGTCAATCGCCACGTAGCGCGTCCAGTCCGGGGGCACCCGGCCGTCAGGAAGTTCTTCTCTGGGGAAGATGTGGACCGACTGATTGAACGTCGGGTACATCAGCGTGGATTCGGTGGTGAACTCACCCTCCGCACGCATGCGGAGTTCTTCCTGACCAAGAGCCGACCACCGTTCGATGTTCTTCCGCTTTTCCTCGTCATCGATGAACTGGTTGTCTAAGAAGCGAAACGTGAACTTGCGGATGATGGCGTCCTTGTCTTCCGACACCTTGTCCGCACGCTCGCACAGTCCGATGAGCGCGTCGTTCTTTGAGTGTGGCATGGCCGACCAAATGAACCGGCCCTTGCGATCCGCGAGCCGCGCTTGGCACTCCCCGATCCACCGCTCGTTGTTCAGGTCTTCGTCCAGCCACACGGCATCGGCCTGATAGCCCTGGGGAGGCTCGCCTTCCGACGAGAAGCACCAGATCGTCCAGCCGTTGGTCAGCTCGCACTTGTTGAGATAGCCAGCGTTCTTCAGCACCCAGGACATGTCCTTCACAAGTCTTGGCGGAATAAGCGGAGGGGCGGGTTTACTCTTCGCCTTGTCGTCGCCCTTCCTGATGCTGCGCCACTCGCCAGTCTCTTCGTCTTTGGTGATCCGGAACGCCCCGGCTTTGAAGAGGATCGGGTAGATCACAAGCCCGATGTGGGGCCAATTGCGGCCGACGATGGCGAGGTTGCCGCCTTCGGACGGGTATTTCTCGTACGGGTCTTGCCCCGTCACAGCTCGGGCCATCTCCACTGCCACTGCCAAAGACTTGCCGCCTCGGTTGCCACCCAGGACGATCCGCTCGCTGGCCATGCACTTGTGGAACTCTTCCTGGTGAGGCATGGGACGATACAGCCGCAGAGCCTCCAGCCGGCGAGACGCAAGCTCAGCCTGCACCTCACGCAGCTGTTGGATCTGATGCTGCGAGACAACCGGAGCGTCTGGCTTCGGGATCTCAGGCGGCGGGATCTTCGGATGCTTTTTCATTGACCTGACGCATGTTCATCGGGTGGAACTCCCCGCAGCCCTGGCTCTTGTCGGTCAGCGGGAACTCCCACATCCCGAGCCTCGCCTGCGGCGGAAACCGGCGGCACTCCCCC